GCCAGTATGTTACTCAGAACAAGTCACAAGCAGAATATTTTGCCAGCGCACCTCAGCTGCCGGTTACTGAAATCAACTCAGCCAACAAAGAGATTAACAAAAATCCACGATTCTTTGAACAGCCCAAACCTGTACATAGTTTTCAAGCAGCTATATTTTTTCAGCAAGGCCTGGACAAAGATCCTGAGCGTGGTCCTATTATTTCAAATGCACAGCGAGAAAGCCCTAGCACAGTGTATGGCATCAGCACACCGGGCCAACCTATCTATCAGGGTGGCGCAGATCCCAACACCATACGCCAGAAATTGAATGCAGGTGAACTTAAACCGCAGGATGTCAAGGTGATCGGTCGCAAAGGCGGGCATACCCTGGTCATGGATGATGGCGATCTAGACGGCAACAATGCCTTGCTTAGACTACGAACGGCTAAAGGTCATCAGATCATGATGAATGATTCTGAAAACTTTTTTCAGTTTATTCATTCCAATGGACAAACCTGGATTGAACTGGGATCCGAAGGCACAGTAGATGTGTTTTCAACCAACAGTGTAAACGTAAGAACCAAAGGAACTATCAATTTACATGCTGACAAAGACATCAATATGTTTGCTGGTGGCAACATCAACATGAAATCAAATGCGGCCACCAATATTGGTGCTGTGACTACCATGAACGTGGCCAGCCAAGGTGCCATGACCATTTACAGCCAAGCACCAATTGGCATTCGAAGTGATGGCAGTCTAGCATTAAAAAGTCAAGGCGGTTCATGGGATGGTGGCTCAGCACTGAAATTCAAGGCCAGCAGGATTGACCTCAACGGCGGCAGTGCAGCAGACGTTAAGATTCCCAAGCTGTATCCTAAAACAACCCTGGACGACACTACATTTGACAACTCTTCTGGCTGGGAAGTAAAAGTCAATGGACTAGAAAGTATTGTCACAAGAGCACCAACTCACGAACCGTATCCGTATCACAACAAAGGTGTAGAGGCCAGCGTGAGTTTGACTGAAGGAACGCCCACTCCTCCACCAGATGCTGAGCCAGTTCCTTCCAGCTGGGGCATAAGTAGAAAATCATGAGTAAATTTTCATTTACCGGACCAAACGGCGAAGTGTATGAGGTGGAAGGACCATCAGGCGCCACTGTGGAACAAGCTAGAGCAATATTTGATCAACAGATCAGTACTGGCGGGCTAACAGGAATACCGGTAGGTGGCTTGGTCAATGCAGTTACCCAGGCCACAGGTGGCCTATCAGCAGCCATAGCTCAAATAGGACCAGCATCATTTGCACAGGCCCAACAACTGGGAAGCGCAATCAATCTTCCTGATCTAAGAGGAATGCCTATTCCCAATCCAATTGGAGTTAGTGACTTTGTTGGCACAACAGTGAGCCAGCAAAACATAGGCGCCATTAATCCTGCGCAAATACAAGGACTAATAGCACAAACCAGTACATCAGTGGGCCAGGCTGCGTCTGCAATTACCAATACCAAAGGTCTTGGCAAGTTTGGACTTAATGCTGATCAGTTGCAGTTGTCGGGCTTGATCAAACCCGGACTAGCTGAACAGATCAATCTGGATCCCAGCAAATTTACCAGTATCTTGTCAAGTCCCACCAGCTGGACAGGCAAGTCGGGTGCCACAGATTTAACCTCGGTGCTGGGCAACGAACGACTGCAGACCACAGTACAGCAAGGCCTAATGAATGTAAATTTTGATCAACTCAAACAAGTAGGAGCCATCAGCGGTACAGAAGTAGCATCGCAACTGGGCCCGTTGTTGAACAATGCCACAAAGTTTGGCCTGGGCAATGCAACAGAATGGCTCAAAACTGCACCGTCACTGGGGTCATTGGGATCGCTGGTTAGTGGCAGCGGAATTAGCGGATTACTTGCCGGCGCTGCAGGCGGTGCACCAGCTGCACTGATCAGTCAAATGAACAACTTTGCCAAATCAGCAGAATTTGCACAGGCATTTGCCGGATTGAATGCTGATATATCCGGCGGCGGCAACCCACTGGAAGCAGGGGTACAAGCAGCCAAAGGATTCACCAACACTGTGAACCGATCTAATTTGAACGAAGCAGTGAAAAAAGTCATTGGCAACAGCAAAATATCTGTGCCAGATTTTGCACCTCCGGGCACCAGCTAAATATCTGTATGACCACATTCATTGGATTTAACACACAGAATCAATACAAAAAATTCACGCTGGTAGACGGCGAATTGATCAAGCGCGATCTATTGAACGCATTCAATGTCTGGCAAGGTCAACTACCTGGCCGTCCATCATACGGAACCACACTCTGGAGTTTTTTGTTTGAAAGCCAAGATCAAACTACCATGGCCAATATTCTGCGTGAAGTACAAAGAGTTGCCGGCGGCGATCCTAGAATTTATCTAAATGATGTACAAGTGTACCCACAAGAAAACGGTGTGTTAATTGAGCTAGAGATACAACTGGTAGCTGGCGCAGATGCACAATTGCTGAGTGTATTTTTTGATCAACAACAGCGCAGAGCTTCGTTCGTATAAAAGTAGCCGTTTACTTTATCGGTAAATAACATATTAACGGAACATCATGGCACGTACCACTAGACAAACAGTTATATTTGGCGTTGAAGACTGGAAACGCATCTATCAGACCTTTAGGGAAGCTGATTTTCAAAGCTACGACTTTGAAACTTTGCGAAAAAGTTTTGTAGATTATCTTCGACAATACTATCCTGAAACATTCAATGACTACATTGAAAGTTCAGAATTCATTGCATTACTAGACGTTGTTGCATTCATGGGGCAGGCAATGGCCTTCCGCAATGATCTTAACACCCGTGAAAATTACATAGACACAGCAGAGCGTAGAGACTCGGTGGTACGCCTGGCCAACCTAGTGAGCTACACTGCCAAAAGAAATACAGCAGCCCAAGGTTATCTCAAAGTATTTTCAGTGCAAACCACTGAAAATGTCACAGACTTCAACGGAATTGACCTGGCCAATGTCACTATCAACTGGAACGATCCTACCAATTTCAACTGGGAAGAACAATTCACAGCCATTTTAAACGCTGCTCTAGTGGACACTCAACGTGTGGGCCGCCCGGGTAATCGTCAAGACATTGTGGGAGTGAACACATCTGAATATGCTATCAATCTGGTTCCAGGATTCTTGCCGGTGTTGCCATACAATGCCACAGTAGACGGCGTCAACATGCCGTTTGAAGCAGTGAATTCCACCTCCGTGGGTCAAGACTATCTCTACGAACCTGCCCCTGTGGCCAACGGTATTTTCAATATCCTGTTCCGCAGTGATTCCCTGGGGTTTGCAGCAGCCAACACTGGTTATTTCTTTTATTTCAAACAAGGTGTGTTGCAAAGTCAAGATTTTAATCTGGCAGAACGAATCAGCAATCGCACAGTCAACATCAACATTGAAGGTGTCAACAATGAAGACCGCTGGGTGTTCCAGTTGGACAATGTGGGTACTGTTGTGGGTCAATGGCAGTATGTAGAATCAGTTTTTGCTGCGGCAGCAGAACAACTGACACCTGATCAACGCAAGTTGTTTTCCACAACATCAAGAACCAACGATCAGATCACGTTGACATTTGGCGATGGTGTATTTTCTGCGATTCCAGTGGGCTTGTTCCGAGCCTATGTTCGTGCCAGCAACGGCCTGCAATACATTATCAATCCTGAGGAAATGCAAAGTGTTGTCCTGCCAATCAGCTACATCAGCAGAACTGGTCAGTTGCAAACAATCACATTCACTTGTGGCATTACCACGCCTGTCAGCAATGCACAGGCCAGAGAAACTCTAGACGAAATCAAACAACGTGCTCCTGCTAGATACTACACACAGAACCGCATGGTCAACGGCGAAGACTACAACAATTTTCCGTTTACCTTGTACAACTCAATTATCAAAAGCAAGGCTCTGAATCGTGCCAGCATTGGTACCAGTCGATATCTTGACCTGGTAGACAACACAGGCAAATACAGCTCGACCAATATTTTTGGATCTGACGGTGCCCTGTGGGAAGAAAACCAACTGCCCACGTTTGTGTTCTCGTGGTTGAATCGCAACGACATTGCCAGCGTAATTACCAACCAGATACAACCACTGTTGATCACCAACGGTTTTACACAATTTTATTATGCAAATTTTCCAAGACCAGACTTGGTGGTACTTGATATTACCTGGAATCAGAGTACCACAATGGCCAATGAGACCACCGGCTATTTTGTAAATGCCACCGGCGGCCCTGTTCCTATTGGCACTTTTTCTAGCAATAACACAAAATATATTCAAGTGGGTAGCCTGGTAAAGTTTGCTGCACCTGCTGGCTACTACTTTGATGCCAACAATAGACTCAAACTAGGAACTCCTGTTCGTGCAGACGAAACACTCACCATCTGGGCCAGTCCAAGCATTATTGTGTTGAACGGCACCAATCAGGGTCAGGGAAACTTTGACAACGGAACTGGACCAGTCACACTCAATAATTTTGTGCCCACAGGAGCAATACCTGTGTCCGTAATTCCGTTGCTGGTCACAGATATTCCAGCCAGCCTTGAATCCGCGATTGCTGATCAGATCTTGTTGTTCAGAAACTTTGGACTTGGATATGATAATACCACACAGACCTGGTATCTAATCACATCTAATAATCTTGCTGTCAATGCTGACTTTAGTCTGGCCAACGCACAAGATACATCAGGCACAGGCCAAGATGCAAGCTGGGTCATTCAATGCCTGACAGATGGACTCAGCTACACTGTGACCAGCCGTTCACTAGTGTACAACTTTGGCTCGGTGCTGCAAACAAGATTTTTCTTTGAATCAGGGCAACGCATTTATGACACTCGCACAGGCACAACAATCAGCGACTTTGTCAAGGTGTTGAGAACCAACAGCCTGCCAGATTCCAACGAACCCTTGCCCGGCGACATCAGTCTTTCTATCATTGGCCAGCCAGTTGAGTCCGACGGATACGTTGACGACTATCAAGTGATTGTCAGTTACCAAGATGTTGACAGCGACGGAGTAGCAGATGATCCAGATTTCTTTGATGAAATTGTGGCACCGTTGGTTGTTCCAAATTCAAAACTGGTGTTCTTTGAAAAGACAGTGGACTTTGACAATCTGCAACGTTATATTCTAGTTGAGCCAGGCCGTGTGGTCAGTGAGTATGCTATCAAGAATGATATCGAGGCAGTCAAGGGAGAATACGTAGCAGGACAAATTTTCTATGCCTACAATCAAGAAATTTATACAGGACCCCTGGCCGGCCAAGTGGGTGCTTTTTATGAATTAGTGGTCAGCACAACTTTTGTGAGATCACTAGTAGACGTATCTTCAGATTGGATTGCAAGAGTTGGACGCCAGAGTTTGTATTTTCAATATAGACACAATGCTCCACTGACATCTCGTATTGATCCTGGAACCACCAACATCATTGACTTGTATGTGGTCACACAAAGCTATTATAATGCTTATCAAAACTGGATTAGAGACACCACTGATACTGTACCCAAGCCTAGTGTGCCCACAATCAATGAGTTGTCGACTGCTTATCAGAATCTCAACAACTACAAAATGATTTCAGACAATGTGGTTGTGAATTCAGTGGTGTTCAAGCCGCTGTTTGGTGCCAAAGCAGCACAAGAACTCAGAGCCACAATCAAGGTTATTCGTGCAGCCAATTCAACAGCCAGCGAAAGTGAAATTAAAAATCTAGTAGTTGCCAACTTGAATGATTATTTTTCAATTGATATATGGGACTTTGGAGATACATTTTATTTCTCAGAACTTGCAGCCTACATCCACAGAAATATGGGCGGCATTGTGAGTTCTGTAGTACTAGTGCCTCTGGACCCATTGAAGAGTTTTGGTGACCTGTATGAAATACGGTCAGCCCCAGATGAAATTTTTGTCAATGCAGCTGGTGTCAGTTCAGTAGAAGTGATCACAGCATTGACGTCAACTAACCTTAGAACCGCACCAGGCAGTGGAGTAATTTAATGGATAGAACAAGAACCGTAGATTTTCTACCACCAATATTTCAAACTACTACCAACCAACAGTTTTTGGCAGCTACTCTGGATCAATTGGTTCAAGAGCCGCAGTTTAAAAAGACACAAGGTTTTGTTGGTCGCAGAGTTGGCCCAGGTGTAAATCCCAATGACTATTATGTGATTGAGCCCAATGCCACCCGAGCAAATTATCAACTTGAACCGGGTGTGATCAGTCTAACTCCAGACACAACAGATATTTCTGATGTAATAACTTACCCAGGTATCTCAGATGCTCTGGCTCGCCAAGGCGCCAAGACAAACAACTCAGACAGATTGTATACCAGTGACTACTATACCTGGGATCCGTTTATTAGTTTTGACAAATTTGCAAACTACAGTCAGTACTATTGGTTGCCAGCTGGTCCGTTGTCAGTGGACGTTGGCGCTACAGTAATTCCGCTGACAGATAGTTTTGATATTACTCGTGGCGCAGATGTGTATGAATTCTCAGGTGTTGCTGGTGAGAATCCCATTATCACTCTGGTTCGCGGTGGCAACTATGATTTTGTGGTGAATCAAGCTCCTAATGGATTTTTTATACAAACTGATCCTGGTGTAAACGGTCGCTTGCCTTATGCTCCTAATATCAGTTCAAGAGACGTGCTCGGAGTTGTCAACAACGGCGAAGACGCCGGTACAGTAACTTTTAATGTTCCGCTAAAAAACGCTCAGCAATTCTATTATGATCTAACACTGGTACCAACCACTCCAACAGCGGGACAAGTGGACTTGATAACTGATTTGAAATTCAATCAGATCAACAACATATATGTGTCAGAATTTTTAGCACAATATCCGTCGGGTATTGATGGCATCACAAATCTCAACGGACGCACAGTGGTGTTCACCAATCAAATTGCTGACCCAACCGACGGCGGCTGGTTGATCACTAGTCAATTTGACCCGCTGGCTCAGATTCCCACCAACAATGGATTGCTAGGCAGTTTTGATACACAGGTATTTGATCAAACAACACCCATCCTCAATGTTGACACACGCTATAGCGTCTGGGCAATACAATACCAATATGACAATGATGGAAATGCCATCCTGCAATTGTCATCAGTGACAACATGTCCTGTGCTGAATAAATTTACCATAATGTTTGGTACTCAATGGGCAGGGACCCAATGGTATCGCGACGCAGAAGGTTACTTTGAAGAAATACCATTGCTCACGGCAATCAAAGATCTGCTGTGGTATCAAGACGGAACCAACCCAGAAATTTTTGGCCAGATTCGACTGATCGACCAGAGCCAGGTCGAAACACTGAACATAGTAACTGACATCCTTGGCAAGAAAAATTATGTTGCGCCCAACGGAGTGGTGTTTACCAACAATCTCAAAGTTATCTTTAGAGGCAGTGTTGTTCCTGCTGGTTATCAGAATCAAACCTATTATGTGGCCGGAGTAGGCACAGCCATACAACTGTTGCCAATTACTGATTATGTCACTCCAGAGACCTACACCAAAAGCGCCACGGTACCTTTTGATTCGTTGCCGTTTGACGTAGGCAACTTTGATGCCAGCCTAAATCAACCCCTGGTGCCCGATTACCTTACCATTGCACTGGATAGTCCTGATCGTAATGCCTGGACTAGATCTAATCGTTGGTTCCACATTGATGTTATCAATGCATCTGCAGAATACAACAACACCATTCCGCTAATAGACAATGCGTTTCGTGCCAAGCGACCTATCTTGGAATTCCGTGGTGGCACAAGATTGTTTGCTATGGGGACTCAGGCCAAGACACCGGTCAACATCATAGATTTTCAAACAACTGATGCGTTGTCAACTATCAATGGTACCATTGGATATGCAGTTGACGGGTACTCGTTTATTTCTGGAAGTCGAGTGATCTTTGCAGCAGACAACGACCCGCAGGTTCGCAACAAAATTTATCTAGTGGAGTTTATCACTCCCAGTACAGATGGCAGTACGTTGATACTCCAACCAGTTATTAATCTAGTGCCTGCATCTGATGCAGATGTCTTGATTGACCAATGCACTGTTTGTTCAAGTGGCAACACTTTACAAGGAACAAGTTTTTTCTACGATGGTGTTCAATGGCTTACAGCACAAGAAAAAACATCAGTTAACCAGGCGCCCTTGTTTGATGTGTATGATCAAGATGGATTTAGTCTTGGTAATCGTGTGGTATACCCTAGTTCTTCATTTGTAGGCAGCAAATTGTTCAGTTATGCTGCGGGAACCGGAGTTGAAGATACTGTATTGGGATTTGCTCTACAATACCTTAGCATCAACAATGTGGGTGACATTGTGTTTGACAATAACTTTTATACAGACACATTTATTCATGTAGACAATAATGTCAGCACCGAAAATCCCGTCAGTATTGGATTTGTTCGTCAATACGCTGATAGAACAGTGTATGAAAAAGAAATTGGATGGCAACGGGCTGCAACCAAGAGTCTAATTTATCAACAATTTAGTTTTACATCAGTTGTTGATACACCCTTGGTACTTGATGTGGCTGTGGTCCCAACCGGAACAGTGCCCAGTGTTAAAATTTATGTAGGTAGTGTTTTCCAGGACCCCACAGCATATACCTTTACCACCACCTCTAACACTACCACAATTACATTTAACAGCAACATTGTTATAGTACCCGGCGATGTTATTGAAGTGCTGGCCTTGAGTGATCAAGTTAGTTCTGTGGGCTTTTATCAAGTCCCTGTCAATCTTGAAAACAATCCACTGAACAACAACTCAGCAAACTTCACACTGGGCACAGTAAGAACTCACTACGAAACTATTGCACAGAATCTAGTGGCATTGACTGGCAAAGTCAACGGTGCCAACAACACTAGAGATCTTGGAAATATTATTCCTTACGGTCTAAATATTCTGCAACAAAGTGCGCCAATGACCCTGGCTGGTTATTTCTTGCGCAAACCCGAGTACGAAATTTTTGCTGCTCTTTCATACAATTCAAGAGAATACGAAAAATTCAAAGCACAATTGCTGAACACAGCAGTGACCAATGATTATGTCAATTTCACTGTGCCAGAAATACTCACAGCAGTAATTTCTGACATAACACTTGGTCGTACCAGCACTAATCCGTTCTACTGGAGTGACATGTTGCCCACCGGCAGTGTGTACACGCAACTACAAACCACAGTAACGCCAATTTCTACAGCGGTATTTGACACCACACAGGTGTACAATTATACTTCAGCCAACTATCTTGGACTGCTGGTTTATGTAAATGATATTTTATTGACTCGTGACCTTGGATATGTGGTTGCCACAGATGGGCCTAGAATTACTATCACAGTGCCATTGGCGGTGGGAGACGTGGTTGTCATACAAGAATATGCCGAGACCTACGGTAGCTATGTGCCAAACACTCCTACCAAACTGGGACTATATCCAGCATACATTCCAGAAATTTTTCTTGATGAAACTTATGTAAATCCAGTTTTTGTTATTCGCGGTCACGACGGATCTATTACCAGAGCATTTGGTGATTTCCGCGATGCATTGTTGCTGGAGTTTGAGACTAGAATTTATAACAATCTCAAACTAGACGGTAATCCTGTGCCCTTGACCACAGCCGAAGTTGTTCCTGGAGAATTCCGTACCACCGATTATACACTTGGTGAAATAACAGATATTCTTAGCGAAGATTTTCTGACCTGGGTCGGCTGGAACAAACTAGACTACAAAACACAAGATTATCAACAGAGCAATCAATTCACCTGGAATTATTCCACTGCGTCGAACAAATTAACTGCCAACCAGCCACTGGCAGTAGGTGCCTGGCGCGGCCTTTACAATTATTTCTACGATACAATTTATCCAAACACTAGACCCTGGGAGATGCTGGGTTTTAGCGTTATACCTGTATGGTGGGAAGACGAATATGGACCAGCCCCTTACACTTCAGGCAACTTGGTGCTCTGGGAAGATCTGGCAGCTGGCCTGGTTAGAGATCCTGTGGCTCCGTATGTGCTGCCAGAATACGTTCGTCCCGGATTGACAGAGGTGATTCCGTCTGGCAGTGAAGGTGCCTTGTTGAGTCCCATGCAAGTGATGGTAGGCAATTTCAACAGCAACGACTTCCGCAAGAGCTGGGTTGTGGGTGATGATGGCCCAGTAGAAAACGCCTGGCGTACCTCCAGTGCATATCCATTTGCTGCCATGCGACTGTTGGCCCTGACTCGCCCAGCAGAATTTTTCTCATTGTTTGCTGACAGAGATCTTTATCGATTTGACACGTCTATCAACCAGTACCTCTACAACGGACGTTATAGACTGGATGCCAATGGCATTGAAATATATGGCAACGGTGTTAGCAAGGCCAGTTATATTGATTGGATTGTGGACTTTAACCGTGTGAGCGGAATCAATTCTACCACTGCTCTCACAGCTGATCTTAAAAATCTTGACGTAAGACTGTGCTACAGAATGGCATCGTTCACTGGTAAAAATCTTCTGCAAATTTACACTGAAAAATCCAGCCCCAACAGTTTGAACTCGACTCTGTTGCTGCCAGACGAAAGCTACAATCTCTTGTTCTACAAGAATGTGCCATTTGCTCAACTCACATACTCAAGTGTGATTGTTCAAAGCACAACCACAGGCTGGGCAGTGTATGGTTACAACATGACTCAGCCATACTTTAATATATTGCAAAGCCTAATCAATGGTAATTTGGCAACAATCTCAGCTGGTGGCAGCACTGTGCGTGTTCCTGTGGAATACAGCAACAACGTGGTTCAGATACCATATGGTTATGTGTTTACCAATCGCACTCTTGTGGCAGACTTTTTGTTGAGCTACGGTGCATTGTTGCAGAATCAAGGCCTTGTGTTTGACAATTTAGAAAACGGTTATGTGCTAGACTGGAATCAGATGGTCAGCGAGTTTCTGTACTGGAGCAATCAGGGCTGGACCGATGGTGCTATTATCAATCTCAACCCCGGTGCATCCCAACTGATTGTGGAACGTGCTGGAGCAGTTGTAGATAGTATTGCTCTTCAAACTGCTGAAAACATGATACTCAATGCGGATAGAAAACCATTCAATGCTAGAGATCTTGTGATTGAACGTAGTGACAATCGTTTTGCTGTGCGCAGTGTGACCAATGAAACCATCAACTTCTTGAACATCAAGTTTACCAGTTACGAAAACATGGTTGTGCTGGACAATGTGAGTATTTTTGCAGACTTGATCTATCAACCAATTACTGGTGCAAGACAAGACCGTGTGAAATTGATTGGAACAACCACGACTGAGTGGAACGGCCAGCTGAATGCACAAGGATTTGTTCTTAATCAAGACAACATCAAGCCCTGGAGTCAAAACATCAAATATGCTCGCGGTGAAATTGTAGAGTACAAAAACTTTTATTACAGTGCAATCGATATTGTCCAACCCAGTGCCAAGTTTGATTTCAACGAATGGACAATTTCGGACTATACCAAAATACAACAAGGTCTACTGCCCAATTTGGCCAACAAGAGCAATCAATTGGCCAATAGCTACAACACATACACTGCCAATCTTGAACAGAACCAAGACTTGTTTTCATACGGCTTGATTGGATTCAAACCTAGACAATACATGGTTTCCTTGAATCTTGACAGCACCAGCCAGGTCAATCTGTATCAGCAGTTTCTGGGTACCAAAGGCACTGTTAAAGCAGCTGAACTATTTTCGTTTGCTGATCTGGGCCGTGGTCCTGCACAGTATGATATCTATGAAAACTGGGCTGTGTTAAGAGCCACATACGGGGCCAATGCCAACCGTAGTTTCTACGAATTACAATTGAACGAAGCCTTGCTTGGAGCAAACCCCAGCTTGATCCAAGTTATTCAACCCGGAGAAACCAGCGAAGCTGATCAAACAGTGTTGTTGAGCAACTTGTGGAAACAAAGCTACAAGATACCTAGCACTGATATTCTTACAACCACAACAGTCAATCCAACCGATGTGGCATTGCCAGGTGCTGGCTATGTCAATCTTGATGACATTGATATCACAATATTTGATATTACCAACACAGCAAGCCTGGATGTAAATCTTGATCAGATTGGTGTAGGCACAGTTATCTGGGTGGCCAAGATCAATGACTACGACTGGAACATCTATCGAACAAGTCAGGTACCTGGTTATATTTCTTCAGTAACTAGCAATCTTGACGGAACTGCGGTGCTGACATTCACGGCACCGCATGGCATCACAGTTGGACGTCAGCTTGTGGTAAGATTTTTCTCTATAGAAGTTGATGGAGTGTACAGAGTACTTGATGTACCCAACATCACCCAAATTGTTGTTGATTTTTCTTTTGCAAATAGTGGCCAGCTTGTGGCAACAGGAACTGGTATTGGATTTGTGCTGCAAACTCAGCGGGTGGCACAAGCCAGTGACATAATAACCTTGCCATATGCCAATGATCTACTGCCAGGCAACAAGGTATGGGTGGACAACAACGGTGCTGGCCTATGGGAAGTATTAGAAAAACAAATAGTATTTTCTTCTGCAACAGAAATAACAGCAACAAATCCTGTGACCAACAGCAAGTTTGGGCAAAGCGTGGCTCAGGCCAAGAGCAACTTGTATGCTATTGTTGGTAGTCCTGCATATAGCCAAGGCTACGGTGACGGTGCATTATACACCTATGTTCGCACATCATCTGCTCCGTTTACTGAAAATTCAGTACTAGAACTTGATGGCGCTGTAGACACTGTGGGTTTTGGATCCAGTGTCAGCATTGGCAATCAAACATGGCAAGCAGTGGGCGCACCGGTAAGTTACAACAACAGAGGGTATGTATCAGCTGTATATCGACAACCAGATTCGGCAAGTTTTATCAATGCCAATCTGCTGACAGTTCCAGACACTAGGGACCTAGCATATCCAGCAGAATTTGGATATAGTGTTGCAGTCAGTCCAGACGAACACTGGATGTATATTGGTGCACCGGGCATCAACAAAGTATTTGCCTACGGATTAGTCGAAGTTGAAAACCAATCAGTTGCGTATGTGGCCGATGGTCAACAATTTACATTTAACTTCAGTGATCATATAGTAATTGATGCAGGTTACGATCAACAACTCAGTGTGGTGTTGAACAATAAATTGTTGATATACGGAGTAGACTATTCTCAAACAGCAACAAACATTGTATTTGCTGCTGCACCTGCAAAAGATCTGGTCTTGAAGATTGTTCGTAGAACTCAGTATTCTTACACCGGCAACGGATCAACCACACTGTTCTCATTGAACGAATATCTGTATTCTGCTACCAATATCTACAGTTTCAAAGTTACGGTCAACACTGTGTTGCAACGACCAGGTATTGATTATGATTTTGATTACGATGATAGTACTGTTGTTGACAGAGATTTGATATTCTTTACAGCACCCAGTAATGGTGCAACTATCACTGTGACAACGCAAAGTTATTTTGTTTTTGTTGACACCATTGAATTTGCACAACAAGTAACGGCATCAATATCAGGAACCACACTAACAGTGTCTAGTGTACAACCAGGAGCATCACCACTGACTGTGGGCATGAACCTAAGCGGCGCAGGCCTGGCACAAGGAACAAAAATCACAGCGTTACTGACCGGCACCGGAGCAACAGGAACATATCTAGTAAATATCAATCAAACTGTAGCTTCTACTGCAATTACTGCTAGACTAGGTGACTCTGCTAGATTTGGCGAAAGTTTGAGTTGCACCACTGACGGCCGTCAGGTCATGGTTGGCACACCAAATGACTATTACAATGCAACCACTGATGCTGGTGCAGTATATGTATTTGATCGTGCGGTGCAGAATTTTGTTGTAACCAATGCGGCAACGCTGATCTATAAGGTCGACGTAACTCTGATTGAGCCAACATCTGTAATTCTAAACAATTCATTCTTGACCAATACCGAAGGAAATGTCACAGGAACTTTCACCGTGAGTCGAGATATCAACACCGGTGTTAGAAATACTGTCACAATTAGCACACCACTGGCAGTGGGCGATGTAATAGAAATTGAAGTGAACAAATTCAATCTGCTGCAGATTGTTGGAGCCAATGCTCCGTTCCAGGGTGCTAATTTTGGTGCTGCCATTGACCTGTGCAAAAACAATTGCAGCTTGTACGTGGGTGCGCCACAAGATGGATCGGTACTGCCAGCAGCAGGCCTGGTCCAGCGCAATGTAAATCAAAGTCGAGTGTACGGTATAACAGCCAGTACCAATCCTGGTCCTCGGTTGATTCCTGGTGAAACAATTAGAATCAATGACCAGGAGGTTGCATTATCTCAGCCAGTGGCCTGGAACAGTGCATCGACATACACAGTGGATACCATTGTTGATTATGGACTGAGTCTCTACATCTCAATCAGATCTGTACCAACAGGAACAGCATTAACTAACACCACATACTGGCAACCCAGCAGCTGGCCGGCAGTACTGGCACAAGACATCAACAGTGCAGGCATAGACAACGTTGTGGCCACTGCTGGCGTAGCAGGCACAGCCAACTACGGCCTGATAACAATTGCTGTTAAAAATATGTTGGCTGCTGATGCTGGCAACCGACTCACAGTATTGCCTGGCCTAATAGGAACCACATTCCAACGCCTGGCGTTTAATACATTTGCATACACTCAAACTGTTGAAAGCCCAGCACCTGCTGCATACGCTGGATTTGGATCAGCAGTAAACATTGATTCGTTTGCTACCACTCTCACAGTGGGTGCTCCTCGTGGCAACCTGTATCGTCCAAATACATTTGATGTTGGAACCACATACTTTGATAGCCGAACCACAACAATAAGTGGACCATTGACACAAAGTGGCGTGGTATACACTTATGATTATTTGTCCAGTGCCGGCGACTCAATCAGCAATCCAGGCAAATTTGCATTTGGTCAACAAATATATGATCAACGAGTACAAGAACTAGATCTGTTTGGAACATCCATTGATTACACCAACGGTGTATTGTTGATTGGTAGTCCGGGCAGTGACATTGACGACAGTACTCAGAGCGAGCTGGATTACGGTCGTGTTGCTGTGTTTAGAAATCTCACACTGACTCCGGCCTGGACAACAATACATCAACAGTTGCCCGTGGTGGATGTCAAGTTGGTCAATTCAGTATTCACATATGATCGTGTCACTGGTGCAAAAACCAATTTCTTTGATTTCTTTGATCCTTTGCAGGGCAAAATCCTTGGCGCTGCACGAGAAAATATCAACTATATTGGTGCAGTAGATCCTGCGGCCTACAATGTGGGACCAGTCAACAACTATGGCAGAATCTGGGGACAAGTACATGTGGGAGAAATTTGGTGGGACACCAACAATGTTCGCTTTATTGATCCAAATCAAGACAACATTGTGTATGCAGCACGTCGTTGGGGGCAGGTGTTTCCAGGTTCAACCGTGGATGTGTATCAATGGGTAGACAGCGATCAACCACCTGCAACCTATGCTGGTGAAGGTACTCCTAGAAGCCTGGTCAGCTACGATTTGTCAACCGGGCTCAACGAGTATGGAATTTTTACCACAACATATTATTTCTGGGTTCGCGGCATTACATCAATTGATACCAATGCAGGAAAAACTCTCAGCACCACTGGTATTGCCAGATACATTGAAGAACCTCGTAGTTCAGGTATCCCGTATGTGGCGTTTGTTAGTTCCAGCGCAACTGCTATCTATAATGCAGTCAACGATATTTCTGCACAAGATACAATTTTGAGCATTGAGTTTGATAGAGAATACACTGACGACAACGTTCACGTGGAATACAGCCTGATTCCAGAAAATCGTGCTGATGGATTCTTGCCAAACAATTTGTACCTCAAGTTCCAGGATTCTTTGTGCGGTGTGAATACTGTTGGTGCCAAGGTGCCAGACCCAAATCTAAGTCCGGCCAACAGCTACGGTGTTCAGTTTAGACCACGTCAGTCTATGTTTGCTGACAGATTCCTGGCAATAGAAAATTATTTTGAGAGAGTCAATAGTGTACTTGCACAATTTCCCATTTCAGAAACTCGCAGTTTTACATTGTTGAATTCCAGCGAACCAGAGCCAACCGCAGGTACAGGCGCCTGGGACAAACGTGTGGCCAATCTTGAAGAACTCAGCTATCAAGATTTTGCTATTGTTCCTGTTGATTACAAGTATCTGGTTGCAACTGATTCTGCACAAAATGGTTTATGGACCATCTATAGTGTTACCACAGCAAAAACTTTTGCCTCGTTGATGCTGGTGCGAGTACAAAATTACGACACCCGCAAATACTGGAGTTACATTGACTGGTATCTGATTGGTTACAATCAAAGCAGTCAGATAGTAGCCGAAGTGCCAGTCTACAGCAGTCTTGACACCCTCAGTGTGTACACAGTGCCTGTTGGTGCCAGCGTGAGAGTGGTGGCCAATGCTCAAGGTAAATGGGAAATTTATCTGCGAACCGACACTGGCTGGGATCGAGTAGGTCTGCAGGATGGCACCATTGCTATTGCTGCCGAACTGTGGGATTATCAACTGGGACGTTTTGGGTTTGATTCTGAAGTGTTTGATGCGCAATATTTTGATCAAGAACCAGTGATAGAAACTCGCAAAATTATTCAAGCTATCAATCAAGAATTGCTGATTGGTGAATTATTGCTTGAACGAAACAAAGCTCTAATACTGATGTTTAACTTTGTGCTCAGTGAATTTGAAGCACCCGACTGGTTGAGCAAAACCAGCCTGGTCGATGTTGATCACAAGATCCGTCAACTGTTGCCATTCCAGACTTATCAGCGTGACAATCAAGACTTTGTGGTGGACTATATCAAAGAAGTCAAACCATATCATGTGCAGATTCGCGAGACCAATCTAATATATGATGGCTCTGATGTTTATCAAGGCACTATGACCGACTTTGACGTTCCAAGTTTTTACAACACTATACAAATTCCAAATCAGTTTATGAGTCCAGTGTTGACACCATACACTCAAAGTACTGCGGTGGGCACCGGAACGTCAAACACCTATAGTGATACAGCACCCGACAGCCCAGTGTGGCAAACAGAGCCCTGGCAATTCTGGTACAACAACTATACTCTGAGCATTCAAGACATTGTGGTTGCAGACGGCGGTGTTGGATACACCGAACCTCCTGTGGCCACAGTCACTGGAGATTGTTTGATTCAGGCCACCATGACAGTGGATGTGAACAGTGCAGGCAAAATTACTGGAGTAATCATAACTGATCCCGGAGCAGGTTACTTGACCACGGCACTGATAGAATTGTCAGGCGGCAATGGTGTGGGTGGCAGAATTATTGCAGTAATGGGCAACGGCCTGGTACGTAGCATCAACACCACAATCAAGTTTGACAGATATCAATATGCAAGTACCATCCTAGACTGGGAACCAACAGTTCAGTATGACAACGGGACTCTGGTGCGATATGACAACAGAGTATGGGAAGCCAGCAATGCCGATTCAAGTGCAGTGGAATCTGTAACATTTGATCCTGAACAATGGACGCTGGTCAGTGCATCTACCTTGTCCGGTGTGGATAGAACCATGGGTTTGTATGTGCCTACTGCCAATGAACCAGGGCTAGATTTACCGTTGTTGATTGACGGAATTGATTATCCGGGTGTGCAAGTTACAGCACCCACATTTGATCAGAACTCAGGATTTGATGTTGGCAACTTTGACATCAATCCGTTTGATAATATTGCATTTGGACCCGAAGGTCTTCCTACATATGATCCTGCAATTCTAGATGCCATCTACGAAAGTCGTTTTGTTGATATCTATCTTGGCACAAGACCCTATGATGTAAATGTGGTCGGCGGCGAATTTGTTGGCCCTTACGAAAGTCATGCCCCGGAAGAACTCATACCCGGATCTGAATACGACACACTGGATTTCCGTGTGTACACTCGCCCTGGCTCAGATTGGGAATTGAATGGACACGGATTTGCCTGGGAAATTGTCAAGTGGTACTATAATTCTGTCAGCGCAGCCAGTCAAAGTTTTGACGGTATTATACCAAATCCTGTGCAGGTGCGAGTGACCAATCAAACACAAGGTCGTGAACTAAATCTTGGAACAGATTACATTGTAAATTGGGTCTCCAACACTGTGACTATTTTGACCAGTGTTAGTGCTCCTCCAGCAGCCAACGGTGATGTATTAGTTGTCAGCATATACGGCATTGGTGGCGGCAATCAACTGTACAAAACCAGTGTCAATGGCGCCATTGTGGGAAATACCTTTAACATTCCTGTGGCTGTTAATGAAATTGAAGACATGGTAATTTTTGTCAACGGCGTATTGATAACCAATTACACATTTGTTGCTGGAACAAACAATACCACAAACATCTTGTTTGCAAATTCCTATAGCGTGGCCGACGAACTAAACATCACAGCCATTGGATCCACAGATGGGTCATTGCCCAACAGTTGGTCAACTCCACAAACACAATACTTTGTGAGTGCTGGACAACTGGATTACAGTCTTGACAACTCCTTGCAAGGAACCAATCCTGCCAACTTGATTGTTGAACGAAATGGTATCCGAGCAAGACCACCTGAGGGGGCATACTACATTGCTGACGGCAGCTCGGCCTATCCACTGCCCACTCGTGGTGGATACAGCCTGGCTCTTGTGGCAGACAACGATGTTCGAGTATGGGTCAACAATCAAGAACTTACCTTGTACAGCGAATTTACTGTAGAACCTTATGTGCTTGGTGACGACACCAGAGACGTAGAATTTGCAATACCACCGTCATCGGGGTCAGAAGTCCTGATCAGTGTAAGCACCAAGGCTGACTATGTGTTGCAAAGTGATGGCAGTAGCTTGTATAGTACCGTGTTGGTATGGCGCACTACCAATGGCTTTTATCCCATTGCAGGAGACATAATTTCTGTGACATCATGGAATGACACAAGCCAACAAGAAATAGTAACTTTGGTATATCAAGGACCAGTAACAACAGGTGTAGTGGTTCCTGAGCCTTATGATTCAACTGACTTTGACGTGGGACTAGTAACCGGATCACCGGGCAGCTATGACTACTCAGCAGGACAACTGGTGACCACAAATGACTTCCAGTTGGGCAGAATTGTGCCTGATCCAACTAGAATGGTAGTGACCAAAAATGGCAATCGTATATTCTACGGTGATGATTACTTAATAGTTGGTGAGCAGTTGGTTATACACGGTCCGGTGATCAGCGTTATAGATGTGGTTGTTGCTCAATTGTTTACAGACAGTGTTGTTCCAGAAGAAATGGAATTCCGAATTTTCCAAGACATGCGTGGAGTACAAGCCACCTATAGAATGACACCGTCGACCACAACTGCTCTAGCACAGGATTTGTACCTGGACCAGGACATAATTTATGTTGACAATGCAGCAGCGTTGACACAGCCAAACCTGGCAATCAATGTGTGGGGAGTGCTGACAATCAACGGTGAACGCATCATGTATCGTTACCTTGACATTGTGAACAATCTAGTAAGTGGATTGCGCAGAGGAACAGCAGGAACAGCACCTGATGTGCATACAGCAGGTGCAATAGTATATAACCTGGGTCGCGGTAATTTGGCGCCCGAACAGTACCAGGATCAGGTGATATATACCAACACTATGGGTAACGGCACAACTGTCACATTTAGTGCACCAAACATTGATTTGAGTCAGTTGACTCTGTCATTTGCTGAACAGGCAATTCTGGTGTTTGTGGGTGGCATCCGTGTCACTACCGGATACACTGTGGATTCTGTGGCCCCTGCCACAATAACGTTTGACACAGCACCCAACAACGGATATGAAGTTTCTATACTGGTACGGCAAGGATTTGGATGGTATCAACCAGCCAATGGCAACCCATCAGACGGACAAGCACTGCAAGTGACCAATACGGATGCAGCAAGGTTTTTCCGAGGACAAATCTAAGGTAAATAAATCATGCAGCAAAATCAACAAACTCCCTCACAGCCGCCTCGACCGCAGCCGGTCGCTCGTCCAAACGAAAAAGGGTCGATTGCAGTTTCGGGGTTTGTAAAGATTTCGGACCCCAACACCAAACAAGTATTTGTGGAGACGCGAGCGTGATTAAATATGAGCAAAGAAAAAGCGAACAACAACATGCTTATTAACACCTACGGTCCTATTATTAAAGGACACATTAAAATTACTGATCCAGTCACTGGAGAAGTACTAGTTGATAAAGACAACGCTATTCATTATG